GCATAGTCTTTAATGCTATACTTTATGTTTTCAAATTTAGGGTTCTCTAATTCTTCAATATCTGCTAATTCCTCAAGATTTACTAACGGGGTGATATCTGATAATTTTTCAAGAACCCGCGAACCTTTGTTTGTTGATACCGGAATAACATCCACGAGATTTGCCAGGGTATCAAATTGGCGACGTTTTTCATTAATTTTCGTAGAAATATCTTGCGGCACAATAAGGCCACCGTCCTCATCCACACCTTCTTTCATCGCGGCAAGAGGTTGCGGTACTTTGCCTGTTCTAAGGGCGGAAGCAAAAAGTTTAACATGATTCTTCACTTCTGTTTTAGCGATATCATCCGTTGGCTGTTGCGGGTTCTTTGCCTCTGGATCTTGCTGCGGCTCTTCCTGTGCATATGAAACCTGCATGTTTCGTAAATCCTCATATGTCTGAATTTGATCTTTAATTTGTTGAGCTTCTGCAAGTAGTTTTTTGGCTTCATCAAGTTTTCCCTCATCGGTCAATGCTTCAATTTTCGTACGCTTTTCCGCCAAAGCCTGACGTAATGCTCGTTCTTGTTTAGACATTCCGCCCCCGGCGAAAAATTGAATATCGAGTTTCAAAAGTTCTTTCTGTTTCAAATGCTTATCCTCCTTAAAAATGGCATAAAAAAGAACCCTTAAAGATTTAAGAGTTCAAGTTTCATATTGATCTTTTGTTTTAGTATTTCATTCGGGCTTGTTTCTTCAGCCGAATTTCCAGCAGCAGATTGAGCAACAATTTTGCCTGGAACATGTTTAAAATGTGCCAGCACCTGATGATCAATGCAGGCTGCTACATCCTTTGACTCTGAAACCTCATCGATCAAGCCATAATTTAAAGCTTCATCAGCAGTAAGCCAGGTTTCTTCATCCAGCAGCTGGCGTAAAGTCGCGTCATCCAGTTTGTCTCCTGCTTTCGCAAGATATGTGGAAACGATACTTTCAGTAATCTTATCCAGATCATCGGCTGCCTTCCGGAATTCCGCGGCATTCCCGACCATCCCCATGTATGGGTTGTGAATCATCATCATGGCGTTACTCGGCATCGTAATTTTATCGCCGGCCATTGCAATGACAGAAGCGATACTCCCGGCCAGTGCATCCACATAGACATTGATTTTTGCCTTGTGACGCTGAAGCATCGAATGAATAGCCTGCCCCTCAAAAACATCCCCACCAGGCGAATTGATGTACAAATCAATAAAGCTCACATCACCTAAACTTTTCAATTCAGACTGAAAGGCTTTAGATGAACTTTCACTGAACCAGCCTTCGCCAGTTATCGAACCGTAAAGCGTGATTTCAGCGGACGAATCATTCAGAACCTTCATGTTCCAATACTTGTTTTTCTTCTTCTGTTCCGTTGCCATCACCCCCTTTCAGGCGATTTGAAGACCGTTTGACCTTGCTAAGTTGATACTCTTTCATAATTGAAAGGGGAACAAGGTTTAAGTTTCCATAATGCTCATCTCCGATCTCTCCGATACCTGTCATGTCCTCTTTTTGAAGGATAGTATTAACGCTAAAGGCGCCGACACTTTGCATCATTTTATAAAATTCAGCACGTGATTTACTGTCCCCGCGTAGCTCTGATTCCAGGTTAAATTTAAAGTAATAGCCAGCTTCCCGCTGCTTCTCTGTCAAAACCTTATCGTTTAACTCTTGTTCAATATTTGTGACGATTGGCTGTAAAGTGGTTTTGACATAATCTAAGGATTGTTGCTCTATATTTGAAAATGTCGCCCGATCAAGCTCCCCTATTTTATGAGGCGGCACCTTGTAAATCGATGCAATCTGTTGGCGATTCCATTTCATCGACTCAATAAATTGGGCATCTTTCATGGGCATTGTTACTTGTGAATAATCAAGCCCGGCGTCTAAAACTGCAATAGACTGCCCCGCATTTACCCGCTCCCAATCTTCCCTAAGAATTTGTTTGCTTTTTCGGTCTAAAAGGGTCGGCGCTTTTACAACGCCAAACGGTGCACCGCCATTCTTGTAAAATTTCGCGTTGAATTTTGTGGCAGCTCTATTTGACCCTATATTGTCCCGAATAACTGAAATCGGAGTTTGCCCCACAATTCCGTCAAGAGACAGGTTTTTAAAATGCAGCACCTCTTCATAAAAAAACTCACGGTATCTGCCGTCAATCGTTGTGGAGTACCAAACACGCCCGTTATCGGGATCAATATTTGTGTTGGTTGCTTCCGGATCCAATGGTCTGATCCCCGTCACATTTCCGTCTTTATCAAAAAGTAAAAGGTTGTAGCTGTTTCCCCAAGTGCAAAGCCTTGTAACCAAAAGCCGCTTCCACACAAAGCTTGTCATATAGTCATTGACTTTGTTCAGAATGATATCGCTGACTTTATTTTGAACCTGTTGTATGTTTCCATTTTGATTCTGAAAAAGTTTAATCGGCAGTTTTGCAATATCATCCGCCAAAACAATCACACAGGCATATACATCCGGATGAAGAACGGCCGTTTTTGTTGATACCCTTTCACCAGATGCGCTTTCAGATCCAGCAAAAATATTTTTGAACCAATCAACCGGATGGAGAAGGGAACCGCTATCCTCTTCAGCAATATCATTTTTTATTCCGCTCTTTAAACGGCTTAATAGCATCTATTTCCCTCCCCCATCCTTATTTTTTTGACGAGCGAACCCTACCAAGCTCGCAAGCGAAAATAAAAAAACACCGGTTGCAATTAAACCCGCGTTTACGTTTATTCGGTATATGGCTATTGAAATGAATACCATGCCTGCAATAAGCAAAATATCTTCTAAAAATAGCTGTAAGGCTTTTAAAATTTTCAAGTTCTCACCCCCTACAGGCTGAAAGATCCAGACTGAATATAAGCGTTTAAGTCGATCGCTGTATCAATCTGAGAAGCCCGAACATGTGCATTAATAAGTGCAGCCGCCGGGTCAATCCGTTGTGTGGACTTGGACTTGTCCAGCATTATATTTTCCTGGGCATCCACTTTTGTAACGGCGTTCCCCATAGCCCAAGTCAGCAGATCGTTTTTATTATGGATGATCTTTTTCGCCTTCACTTTTTCTCGGAAGTCTTTCGTAGGTTCTGAAAGTGTGGCTACACCCTGCCGAATTTCAACCATCACATATCCGTCTGCCTCCATCTGTTGGGCAAACTGTGTGGCATTGTACGGATCGTAGGCAATTTCTTTTATCCGCCAGCCTTTTTCTTTCTCCATTTTTTTAATGTAGGTTCTGATATAGTCATAATCGACAACAGCGCCGTCGGTAACGGTTAGCCAGTTCTGCTCCCTCCACAGATCATACGGGACGTTATCAGTCTTGATACGCTCATAGAATGTATCTTCAGGCATAAAGCCGTGGCTCTCAACAGCAAAGCTCCCATTATCCAATGGGAAAATAAACGAGACAGCTGTCAGGTCAATTCGTTTTGACAAGTCAATCCCTACATAGCACTCACGGCCGGATAGATTAGGGAACTGATCAGATCCGCAATCCTTCCAAGCCTGCATATCCATATAGCCGTTCTCGCGCATATTGACCCAAATATTCATGTTTTTAGTGAGGAAATTACGCATTTTTTCAGGAACCGCAAGAGCGACTTCGAGCTCACCGCGCAAATACTCTATCCCGTGTTCATTAGCAGCAACAATAGGATTTGCTTTTATCCAGTTCCGCTCGTCCTTAATGTCATCGCCTTTGTCTAATTCATTAATCATCACAAAATATTGCTCATTTGTTTCTACCTTATTTGGATCCAAAATGCGTGACACATAATCATATTCAACACGATAGGCGGGATTATTTAATTCAAAGCCGGCAGTCGTGATAATAATCATCAAAGGTTGGTTTCTTGCTCCCATTCCAGAAGCAAGGACATCATAAATTTCAGATGTTTTATGCGCGTGATATTCGTCAATAATGCCGCATTGAGGGTTGAAACCGTCCCCTGTTTTTCCGGCATCCTTAGATAATGCTTTAATAATTGAATTTGTTTTTGGATGCTCAATGGTACTGTATGCAATCCTGTATTTTTGCTCTGGTTTGTTTAGAAGTTCGCACCCTTCTATTTGGGCTTTTATCTCCTTCCAACATATTTGAGCCTGCTCAGTTTTTGTGGCTCCAATGTATACCTCTGACATGTTTTCGCCGTTTGCCATAGCCTCATATGAAGCAACGCAGGCCAGACTCTGAGTTTTTGCATTCTTGCGGCCAACCTGCCAATACACTTTTCTGAAACGGCGGAACCCTGTATCTTTGTGAACCCAGCCGTAAACATTACCGAAAATAAAGATTTGAATACGATCTGGAACTATGTTTTCACCAGCTAATGGCCCCTTGGTATGTTTAAATTGAGTCATCCAAAAGAGAAAACGCCGAGCCTTCTCGTCGTCGAATACGTAGGGGAATTCTCTCGTCCCTTCCCTTTTGATGTCATTTAAAAAGCGCTCACAAGCCCAAATATGCTTTTGACATGCAACAATCTCACCCGATACCACATCGCGTGAGTAGTCTATCATGAACTGTTTAATTGTATTCATACATTATTGAACTCCTTTTCTGCTAAAGTCTTCTCCCGTTCTTCCTGGGTTTTCGTGATCGCGAGCTTGGCGCGTGCAGACGGAGTGAGCCCAAAGTCATTTGCAGCCGATTTCATTTGATCGTAGAAATTTTTCTGCCGTTTCAGCAGAGGGTGCTCTTCTCCAACCAACTTGATCGGCTCTCCGTTTTCGTCTTGACCCTCTGTATGAATCATGATGCCGTCTTCTTCAATAATTTTCGAAATAGAGATGTACTGAGAATACGCATTACAGTAGGCAGCCAACATGCTGATATCTGCCTCCGTGATGATTTCCACCTCAGATAAAAGAGCAGCAACCCGTTTAAATTCTTTTTTAGCCACCTTATCCAACCAGGAAGGAGGTTTGATATTGTCAGCGCGCATTTTCATTTTTTGTTCGTGTTTAGCCCGCGCGGCCAGTTCTTCCGTATTCTTTTTATTCGGATTGCCCTGTATTAATTGAAGGGCCGCGGATTTTGCAGGTCTCGGCATGTTTTTCACCTCATTCCTTTTAAAAAATCGCAATTTTTCGCTTGTTTTTTTCACAAAGCATGCTATGATGAAAGTAACAACAAAACCAGTCATATCAAGCCCTCTCGGCAAATCTGTCGAGAGGGTATTTTGCGTTTTCGGGAACTTTGAAAAGC